GGGCCAGGTATTTTTTGACGAGTTAATATAGGGGGGGGTGTTAAGGTAGGTAGATATTATGGGCAAACGAGGACCGAAAAGACAACCGACGAAGATTCTAAAGCTGCACGGGAGCCGCTGGGCTAAGGGGCGGAGCGATATTGAGGTCGAAACAGAAATTCCAGCGTGCCCGGACGGATTGGGCGAGATCGGGCGGCAACATTGGGCTGATATTGTGCCAAGAATAGCGAAAAAGGCCATTTTGTCTGATATAGACTGGCCGAAACTCAAGATTATGTGCCGAATTTGGGAGCGACTTGAGACTTTGGAGCCAGCGGCCAAGTTGCCGGTGAAACGAAGCAAGACGGGCGGGACACAAACGAATGAAGCGTTCTATGCCGTCGAGAAGCTTTGGCTGCTGTACGACCGATACTCGTCTCAGTTCGGCATGGGCGCATCGAACCGGGCTGGCATGGGGGCTGTGCAGAAGAAGTCTGCTGGCGAGTCTAAGACCCGCTTCTTCCAGAAAGGCGGAGCATGAGATGATTTTCGGCAAGATGGATTGTGACTATGCAAAGAAGCAAGACGAGCGCAAGCAGCGTTTGATACAATGGCATCGTTGGTGGGTGTGGCTCCGTTGGGGCTGTTGTTGCTTGCGGGTCTCGGATCGGATGCAAGCCGCCTTAACCCAAAAGAAAAAGGGCCGCCCAATGAAGATCGACGTTCATATCCGAAAGAATGAGACCGGCGAAGAGAGAGTTTACTGTGATGACACAGAGTGGTTGGATCGCGGTGAATGTACGGCAGAGGCGGGTGTGTGTTGGATGTACGAAGAGGGCAACTATTCTTGCGACTGCAATCGGGAGTTGTTCTTTGAAAGGGCGCGTGGCAATGATCCTGATCTTGATGATGTTCGATGTTCTGATGGAAGGTTCACGGTGACAAAAATTGTAGATCGAGGAACATTGAACATCCTGGTCGAAAATGTGTGACATGTAGGCTCGGTTCGGGCCGTACGGCGCGCCGGAGCGTTCAAGTGATTCTGATCTAAGGGATGTGAAGACATGAAATGTAAAGTGGGCAGGAGCGAGGTAATGCGTAAAGTGAAGGTACACTACCGAGTCTGTATGTCCGGCTCAGCGGGGATCTTTGATTTCATACCTCGCCTGTACATAGATTGGCATGTAGGGTGCTTCGCCGTTGGATTTGGCTGGGGCCGGTGGTTTGTGGAGTTGATACGTGGCAAGTGAATGTCCGAAGTGTGACTATAGGTGGTAAAGGGAAGCATGGACGTTGAAAATTTATCTCATGTGACAAAAATAGGGTTGACAAACGCCGATAAAGCTGACAAGATTTGGGAAAAATTGAAAGCGGAAGCAATGGTATTGGGCTACGGCACAATGCAGTTAAACGTTACCATCCATAATGGTTTGATTATTGAGATACGTCAACAATCTTGGGAGAAAATTTTCAGGTCATGATAAAATAGCTACCCGCTGACAACGGGCGCTAATTAACTGAATACTGAATTCGGGCTGACCGACAACGGAGGTCCGAGTGATTTGTGACGGGTTGCGTAACCCGGACGGATTGCTCGGACCTCCTTTTTTTTGGAGATTACAACTATGGCACTGACAGCAAACTTGGCACTGAACATGCTCCTGACGTACACCAAGGCGACCGATTTGGGTACGGTCCCCTACACCCTGAATCTGGGCCGGGGCAAGACGCTGACGAACGGCACGGGAGCGAACAAGGCGGACGTTCTTTTTGACGACCAGCGGACCCTGGCGGATGGGGCAAATGAGACGCTGGACTTCCACGATGGCACATTGACAGACTCGCTCGGAGTCGCGCTGACAATGGACATTCTGCGGGCGTTGTACATCAAGAATGGCTCTGCGGACGCTGGTCTGATTATTGGTGCGGCGGCTGGTACGCAGCTTGGTTTATTCGGCACCATTGCTACCGACACGCTCATCATCAAGCCGGGCGGCGAGTTTCTCTATATCGCCCCCGATGCGACGGGTCTTGACGTTACGACCAATTCAGACCTGAAGCTGACCCACGACGGCACGGGCACCAGTACGCTGACCTATGACATTATCGTGGTAGGCGAGGACTAAGAGTGCTAACAGCACAGGCCAGACCGACTACAGCGAAGAAATGGCGCAAGCTCCTATGCAGCCTGCCGGGCTATGACCCGTTTGCGCAAGCCGGGGAGTCTTGGTTCGAGGCCGAGAGGGCGCAGTATTACATCGACTTCATCGAGCAGTGCTGCACCCATATCGAGGGGGCTTTGGCCGGCCAGCCATTCATCATGGAGAATTGGGAGCGGGCTATCGTCGCTAATCTCTTCGGCTGGCAGAAGTCGGACTTCCTCGGGCGCATGGTGCGGCGATATCGCAAGGCATTTCTTTATATGCCGAGAAAGCAGGGCAAGACTCCGCTTTCCGCCGCAATTCACAATGCCGTATTCTTTCTGGACGAGGAAGCTGGCCAAGTCAATAACATTGCAGCGGCTTCGCGCGACCAAGCCACCAAAATGTATCGGCATATTTCGGGCATGATTAAGGCTGAACCCGAAATGGATTCTCGCTGCCATATCTATGCGACGACGCGGAGTATTACCAAGCCCGACAACTCAGTCACCAAAGTCATTCCCGCCGATGATAATGTAGCGCATGGTGATAATCAGCATTTGGGCATTGTCGATGAGCTTCATGCCCAGCCGGATAGAAAATTAGTCGATGCAATGGTCACGGCTATGGCTTCGGCTAATCGCATTCAGCCTCTTATGCTCTTTGTAACGACGGCGGACTTCGACCGGCCGTCTATCTGCAACGAGGAGTATGACTATGCCTGCAAGGTCCGCGATGACGTGATTGACGATCCTACCTATCTCCCGGTGATTTACGAGGCACAGCCGGAGGATGACTGGACCAGCGAGAAGACGTGGCGCAAAGCGAATCCCAATATTGGCGTGAGTGTTTCTCTGGACTATCTCCGGGATGAGTGCAAGCGGGCACAGGAGATTACAGCCTATGAGAATACATTCAAGAGATTGCATCTCAATCTGAGGACAGAGCAGGATATTCGTTGGTTGACGTTGGAGTTGTGGGACGCCTGCAATAGCCCTGTGATTCCTGAAATACTCAAGGGCGAGACTTGCTACGCTGGTTTTGATCTGTCCAGCAATACGGATGTGGCTGGATATGATTTACTATTTCCGCCGAATGAAAAAGAGGAACGGCCTTTATGGTGTGTGATACCCCGGCTGTTCATCCCCAAAGACAATGCTATCAAGCGAGAGCGCCGGGATAAAGTCCCGTACTTTGCATGGGCGAAAGATGGCTATATCACGATGACGCCTGGCAACGTCGTGGACTATGCCATTATCAAGGCCAAATTCGAGCAGGACCGCAAGGATTTCAACGTCCAGGAGGCGGCGTTCGACAGGTGGAATTTCGAGGCATTGCGCCAGCAGTTCATCGTTGACGGCATGGACGATGAGTTCTTTGTGGCCTTCGGCCAGGGATTTGCGTCGATGTCAGCACCTACGAAAGAGCTTGAAAAGCTCCTGCTGGCCAGGGAATTGGCGCATAGCGGGCATCCTGTTCTGCGGTGGATGGCGTCGAATGTCGCTGTCGAAGACGATGCAGCGGGCAACTTGAAGCCTTCCAAAAAGAGAAGTCCTGAGAAGATCGACGGCATTGTGATGCTGATTATGGCTCTGGGCCGGGCTTTGGTATCGGCGGGGCCGAAAGTCAGTGTGTATGAGAGCCGGGGACTGACGGTGTTGGGCGGAAAGGAAAACGTGTGATGCTACGGCGTGACTTTTTCAAGATGCTGGGTGCTTTGCCTTTTTTGGGCTTTCTGAAGGGCAAAGATAACGGTCCGACTATTTGGAGTGTTTGGGACCCCTCCGAGATTCGTTCTTTTACTTATAGTACAGAGGGGAAAACTGGATTTCTTTCAATCAATGATATTCGCAAGGATGTAACCAGAAGAACAAAAGAATGAAACTCGTCTCATCCATCCTGAATAAGTTCGGCTATCAAAGGCGCTCCGGCACGTCCAACCCGGCGAAGTGGTTCGTTGACTGGGTACACGGCGGCAGCGAAACATCGACCGGCCTGTATATCAGCGAGCAATCGGCTTTAAAATACACCCCGTTTTGGGCGGCGGTGCGTATCATTTCAGGAACGCTGGGGGCCTTGCCCTTCAAAGTCTATCAGCGTTTAGACAATGGCGGCAAGAAACCGGACCCAAAGCATCCAGTCTATCGACTCATGCACGACCGGCCTAATGAGTACATGGACGCCCTGACGTTCATCGAGACGCGGCAGGCCCACGTGCTGACCTACGGTAATGGCTTCGCTGAAATCCAGCGAGACGGCAAGGGAAAACCCATAGCCCTATGGCCGCTGTTGCCTGACAGGACGGAACGCAAGATGTCCAAAGAAGGCATACCGTACTATGAAGTGCGTAGTCAGACGGGACCGACGGCCTATCTACCCGATTACAACGTCTTGCATATCAAGGGCCTTGGCTTTGACGGCTATACGGGCTACAACGTCGTGCAATACCATAAGGAGGCTGTAGCTTACGGTGTGGCCGTCAAGCAGTACGGCGCACGGTTCTTTGGCAACGACGGCTCGCCGGGCGGTATTCTTGAGCATCCGAGCAATCTCAGCAAAGAGGCTGGGGATAGACTCGTTAAGTCGTGGGAGGATTCTCACAAGGGCTTATCTCAGGCTCACCGTGTTGCTATTCTCGAAGAGGGTATGAAATGGACGAAGATGGGCGTTGACCCGGCGAAGGCACAAGCTCTCGATACGCAGAAATATACCGTCGATGACTGTTCAAGGATATTCCAAATCCCGCCACATAAGCTC